CTGAAGAGCTTTCAAAAGCAGAAAAGACGCAGGCGTTACTGAACGGCGTTCTGGAAAGTTCAAAAGGCTTGCTGGAAGCCACAGGCGGCTTGACGGTTGACAATGCTGGCAAGTGGGAACAACTATCGGCATCTCAGAAAAACTACTTTGACGCGGTAAAATCCGACCTTGCCGATGCAACCAGTTGGTGGGCGGATTATTGGACGGCTGTTTTTACAGACAAAAAAGAAGCGTTTGACCTGAACGAAATCTGGGATCAAGCCCGTGAATTGGGCCTGATAACAGCTGAAATTCAAGCAGCCTATGACCAATACCGGCTCGGTGCGACCAGCGCCAATGATACTCAATTTTTGAAAGAGAATCCTCAGATCGTTGACGGTTTAGAGCAACAAATAGAAGCTTATGAGGATGCTGCGGCGGCAAGAGAATATTACGACTGGATCATGGAAAACCCAGAGGCGTACAAACAGACGCTTTCCAATACGCAGCAGGTAACGGGAGCGACTGCCGCCCTAACAGTTGAACAAAAAGCATTGATAGCCGAAACAGAGCGTCTGATAAAAATACAAGAAGAACTTGCTGGAGTAACCAGCGTGACAAAAAACTTCTCTGGGATGATCAGCTTCGCTAAAAGTTACGATGACGTACTCGAAGATATTGTCGAGCAAGAGACCATCATGGCGAATAACCCGATCGGCTCTAAAAAGTACGATGAAGCTAAAGCGAAGGTTGACGCGCTGAAACAGTCTCTGGCTGACATGGCTAACCAGGTTGTTCTCGATATGTTCCAGGCGACAATTGCGGTCGGGGGTGTGACAGAAGCGGAATTGGCTGCTTATATGGATATGGCAATTGACATGGGTTATATCTCTGAAGAAGGCGCTGCAGCGGCAATGACCGCTTACAAGAACGCCATTGACACGATCAACGGCTACACGATCGACCCGAAAACAGGGAATATCACCTTCACCGTTGAGCCCGTTGTAACAATCACTAAAGAAATAGAAGAATACAAGCCCAGCTCAAAAAAGATGGAGGTGGAGGCGGAACTCGGAACTACTGAAGTCGATTATTACGAAGCGCCGATAAAAGAGTTAATGGTTCACACTAAGCTTGATACCACCGAAATTGATTTATGGACGCCGCCTATAAAATATGGCACCGTTGTATACAAGCCTGGCGGTGGGGCTGGCAATGCCGTCGGCGGCGCGGTGCAGGGCGGCAATCCCTACACCTGGCAAGAATACGGCTATCGTGGGGAGTTGTACGTCCCATCTGCGGATGGATTCATTATGAGCCGGGCGGATGCAGAGCGGGCTTTGAGCAAGGCGCTCACGGGCGCAAACTCAGGTGGCGGAATGGACGCGGACGCGGTAGGCAAGGCGGTTGCTGAAGCGCTTGTGCGGGCGGGTAGAAGTAAAGGCGGGAACGTATATAACCTGACTATGCCTACAAGCAGTAATCCGGCGGACGTTAGAACGGCATTTGAGTTGATGGAGGCTTGGGCATAATGACAGCACCTGTTTTGGCACATAAGAAATTCTGGATCGTCAAACCGAAGGCGGGTAGAAACTATATCAAAAACCCGCGCTTTGATAAACCCGATGGAGTTGAGGATTGGGACACCGCCGGGGCGGGTGTGACGATTGAGTTGACCGGCGATGGCGCACGGCGCGGAGCGTATTCTCTGCAAGTCAATCCTGCTACGGGAGTTGCGAGCTCCGCTTACTACGATAACGTAAGCGTAACCAGCGGATTGGATTATACCTTCTCGGTGGATGTAAAGGGCGTAGCTGGGCAAGCAATGCGGATTGTAATTGCCGATTCTACTCATGCTGCGAAAGCAACTAAAACATTTACAGCAACCGGCTACTGGCAGCGGGTGGAAGTCACCTTGACGGCTGCGGAAACGAAAACCGACTATGAGTTGTGGGTTACGAGAGACGCGGTTGCTTCTGCAGCGGTCTATTATGTTGACGGCGCGCAATTCGAGCAGGAGAGCAAGGCTACAACGTTTATGCACGGCTACGCTGCTGGGTGTAAATGGGACGGCGCGATAAGAAACAGCGATTCTATCCGATCGGCTTATACTGGGTTGGGCGGTGAACTGCTTGACCTTGACGATTACTGCCACGTTGTTCGAGCGACTGGTTTGGGTCATGGTGACTGGAATCAGATTGTCACTAAAATGACTTCAGGAGGAGATTTATACCAGGATTATATCCGCAAGTCCAGACAGTTTAGCATTGTGGTGGATTTTATCGGAAACAGTTTAGGTGAAATCGAGACTAATCGTAAAACGCTCATTGACGCGCTTAGACCCGACTTATTGGACGGAGCGAAGGTAGACGAACAGTTTGGCATCAACTGGGGCTCGGATGTCAGACCTCATGGAGAGCGGATTGTTCGATACCAGGGATTTGCCGCTAATGGCGATGAAGCCACTAACCCGATTGACATTCGCTGCGTGCCATTGCCTAACACGCTTACAGATACACCTGACTTGCCAACCTACCAGCGAGCGGTGCTGAACTTCGCTGTTCCAAGCGGTCTGCTGGACGGCGCGTATGAAGAAGGCACTGAGATGGAGTTATACGCCGAATTTCCGGCGGAGTTTATCGTCAAAAGAGCCCCTGACGGCAACTGGTGCAAGTGGAACGGTTCTGCCTACGTCAATCCGCTTGCGGGCGTGAATGGAATTGTCTACGACATCAAGGAAGCGCCTAACGGCGACATTTATGTTTGCGGGGAGTTTACAAGTGTAAGCAACGGTGGAAGTGCAGTTGCTAACACGAAGGGAATTGCAAGGTGGAGTAAGGCTAATCAAGCGTGGGAAGCGGTTGGTGACCCTGAAGGCTCGTTTGCGACGATAACATACATCTACACAATGGCTTTTGATGCAGCCGGTGATTTGTATGTTGGTGGCAATTTCAACATCATCGCAGATGTGACAAATGCTAATTACTTTGCTAAATATACGCTTAGTGAAAGTTCACCGGCGTGGGAGGCAGTTGGAATCATAAATGATGTAGTTAGAACTATAGCAATTTCGCCCGCCGGAGTTATTTATGTTGGGGGTGTCTTTACTGAAGCCAGTGGGAACGCTAACTGTAAACGCGTCGCTTACTGGAATGGAACGGTGTGGGCGCCGCTTGCAACCGGGCTGAACGCTAATGTTTATGCTTTGAAATTCCGCTCAAATGGGGACTTGTTAGTTGGCGGTTGGTTTACCAGCGCAGATGGCGCAAATGGCGATTATATCTGCTATTGGGACGGCGCGGCGTTCAAGTCATTTTATGGTTTAGGCGCAACGGAATTAAGCACAAATGGTTATGTTCAATCAATTGGCGTTACACCTAATGGCACAATTATTATCGGTGGGGGGTTCACTAACGCCGGTGGTGACGCAGACGCTGACTATGTGGCGGCGTGGCGCGGGAACAATTGGGGTGCGCTTTGGGCGGGCGGAGTTAATAACACTGTTTACAAGGTTTATTGCGTCGACAATGGAGATATTTATTTAGCTGGTGCTTTTACAATCGCCGGAAGTCTGACACTCACAGACCGGATTGTGAAGAGCGTGCAAGGCGCATTCCAACCGCTCGACATAGACTTGCCGGGCATTGGTGTTGTCTATGCAATCTGCCTTGCTTCAGACGGCTCACTCTATTTAGGCGGTGGCTTCTCAACCGCAGCGGAAGACCCGGACGAGAACGCCGAGACAGGCGTGGTGGCACTCAACTTGAACGTGGCAAGCGCAAGCGCGAATACGTACCCGTATATGCAGATAACCGGACCCGGAACGCTAAAGTCAATTGTCAATTACTCGACTGGCGCGAATGTGAGCTTTAACGGATTGACGCTTCAGGCGGGGGAGTGGGTCAGTTTCAGCTTCGACCCAGTAAGCCTGAAGTTTCAGGGCGGATGGACTGGACGCGGTAACCTATTGCGCTATGTCAATGCTGGTTCTGATTACGGCAACTTCTACCTGAAGCCGGGTGCTAATAACATCTCGCTATTCATGTCAGATACAAGCGCGGACACTGCCGCAACGATAACGTGGAACCCTAAATTCTGGGGCATAGATGGAGCGCTGTTATGAGATACCAAGTAGACTGGTACGATGACGAAGGAATAAAGATCGGCGTTATTCAGGCGTTTACCCTGCTTGAATATGTGCGGACTGAGAATGCCGTAGGAAGTATGGTACTGACACTTCCACGCGGGTTGATGAAGTACGAGGATTTCAAAGTCGGGCAGATATTCGAGATTTGGCGGGATAAAAACGGTACGTTGGAATTGCAGAACGAGACCGCGTACTTCCTTCAGGACTGGCAATTTTTCGCTAATTCAAACGGGGAAGAGTACGTGCGGTTGTACGCTTCAGACGCGAACTGGCTGCTTGATACGGCGATTGTAGCCGCATTCGCTGGTTCAGAAGACGCTGAAATGACTGGTATCCCTGACGACTTGATGAAAGACATTGTGAGCAAGCAACTTGGCAATACCGCGTCTGCTTGGCGGCAGAAAGTGACCGTGCAAGGAAAAGTTGGAGCGGGCGGTGCTTCAATCTCAAAAGCCTTCGCTTACCGCAACGTGCTGGATGTGGTACAGGAATTAGCCGACCTTGCCAATGAGGGCGGTGTATACCTGGCTTTTGACGTGGTTAGAACAGCACCGGGCACGTTCCAGTTTNGNACTTANGCNGGTCAGAGGGGCACAAATCACAGCCGCACTTCCGGCGATCCGAGATTGGTTGGGAAAAAGTACGGCAATTTTAGCGAGGCTACTTTTGGCACTTATCACGCGGA